ATGAATATATTTTTAATGTTAGATAAAAATTCTCTAGCCATAGGTCCTTTATTGGCAACAATACCAATATTTTTCTCAGAATTAAAATTATACAAATGTGTTAGGTATATTGATGTACTAACTGTTTTTGAGCTCTGTCTACCCATTAAGCCTACAATTGCTTCTTCCTGGTTATCTTGAAGTAATGTTATAAAATCATTTTGATATACCCTTAAATCTGGAAAATTTACTCCAGCTTTAGTTTTAATTTTTACATAATTATCTTTAAAATAATGAATATCATTTGCACATCGTTCAATTTCATCGATATGGATTTGTGAAAGATTTAATTTAGTAAATGCTTTCTTAAGACGTCTATTACCATTAAATGATATTCTATTTCCGTAAGCATCTAAATAATATTGCTCGTTATCTTTTTCAAGATCTAATATATCAAGTGCTAATTGCTTTCCTTTATTACCTTCTTCTCTTAATGTTTGTAATAATTCTGGTGTAATTAAATCTTTATTTGTTTTATAATGTTGTACTATATCTTCCGTAAAATGACTTAAATCAATTGCCATAAAACCTCTTTTATATTATTTATTAAAATAAATAAAAACAAAAAAGGAGACAAATGAAAAGAATTTTCATTTCATTGCTATTATTAGCAAGTATAACAACATTAGGTTGTGCTGAAGCAACAAAGTGCCCACAAAATTTTCCAAACGGGCAATCACCAGATATTAAGATTAAACATCAAGAACTATGTTTTGAGCAATTTGTTGTTAGTTATAATGTTGACTATAAAAATCCATTATTTGCAGCTGAGATGCTAAATAAAGATACCATTAAAATGGCAGATGCCGTAAAAAGAAAAGATGCATTCCATCAAGAAAAAAGAATTCCTTTAGAAAATCAAGTAAGCTTATCTGCATTTCCAGGAACAAAGTTTGATAGAGGACATGTAATTCCTGCAGCAGATATGAGCACAATTAATGCTCAATACGAATCGTTTAGTATGGTTAATATGACTCCTCAAGACTCAAATAATAATAGAGATTTATGGAAAAAACTTGAAGCATATACCAGAGATCTTGCTAAAAAATACGATACTGTTTATATGATTAGTGGACCTATTTTTACAGCAAATCCTAATAAAATGAAAGATGGTACAAGTATTCCTGATGGATATTTTAAAATTGTGTATGTTAAACAATTAAATAAAGTAAGTTCATTTTACTGTAAAAATTTACCTAAACAAAAATATGAACTAAAATCAATCAAAGAAATTGAAGCTTTAACAGGTTACAAATTCGTTCAATTTAATGAAGAAATTAAAAATAAATCTGAACTAATTAAGTAATTTAAACTTAGTTTAAACTTAGTTTTGATATAATTATAATATAAAAAATCAAAACAAGGCTAAACAATGAAAAATACAACTAACAACACTGAAACTTCAATAAATAAATCTCTTTACAGAAAATTCTATAGAATTTATGGTAAACACGTGTCGGGTAAAAAATTTAAACCGTTTGACTTTGGTTCTGGAAAATTCGTAAACAATCTTATTTATGCATCTTATTTTTCTGCAAGTATGAAATCTGAATTAGATAAAGAAATTCAATTTCTAAATGATAATAACCCAGAATATACATTTGAATTAAGAAAATTTTAAAAGGAATAAAATGAAAAAATTGTTAATGTTATGTTTAGCATCATCATTATTTGCTGGTGATATGTTTACTGACCTTGAGCCAAAAAATCCAATTTTGAAAAAGACTTGTTCTTATAGCAAAATTCAAAAACCTTATGGTTATAGAACATATTTTATTTTTGAAGATAAAGTTTCTGATAAAGTTGTTATTTTTTCAAAATCAAAAGATAAACTTTATACCGTTAAATCTGAAATGCAAAAATACAACTTATATGATTGTCAAAAGTTACTACCTCTATTAAATGAAATGCAGGAAACGCATGAAAACTAATAAATTATAAAGGACTAAAATGTTTGTTTATGTAACATCTGATTATAAAGTATTCAAAACTAAAAAAGCAGTAGAAGAGTACATTAACGATAAAATATATTTGTCCGCTGATATCTATAAAGATGGATGGAAAAGATATATTAAAGTTAAAGTAAATTAAGGTTAATCTAAAAGTTTAATATTGGTTTAAAGTTATTTTGATATAATTATAATATAAAAAATAAAACAAAACTGAAAGGTTTCAAATGACAAAACCATCTAAAACTTACAAAATCAGAAAAACAAAAGGTTCAAGAGAATATTTCTCTGAAGGTACACTTGGTGAATTAATTGCAGATTTTAGTTATACGCTTGAATGTGGTTGGGCATACCAACATGAAAAAGGTAATAAAAAAATTAATAGATCACCAGCAACTATTAAATCATTGATAACAAACTTAAACAATGCGGTTAACAACAGTGCAGCAAATGGTTATGCTGGAATAAATTACGAAATAGTATAAAGGAAAGATAAGATGATTGAAAAAGCTGAAATGGAATTTTATTTTTATATGTATCAAAGATCTGGTAGTTTTTCAACTGCACTTTTTGATGCTATTATGAAAGCAGATAGTGGTAATACATTTAAACTTGCTCAAGGGTTTCCTGATGAAGTTGAAGTTGTATCAAAATATAAATCAGAAAGTGGTTATTGGGAAGATCTTCAATATAGAGTAAAAAATAGATGACAGAAATCATTGGTACAATTGCGGCATTACTTACTACATTTTCTTCGGTGCCGCAAATTATAAAAGTTCATAAAACAAATCACACAAAAGATTTATCGTTAAGTTATTTTTTGATAATGTGGTTTGGGATTTTTCTTTGGTTGATTTATGGTATTTTGATAAATGACTATATTATAGTTACAGCTAATATTGTTACAATATCATTTATTTCATACTTAGTGTATAAAATTTATTTTAATTTAAAGTTATCTTGATATAATTATATAAATTAAAGGATAAAAATGTTAGAATTACCTTATGAAGATTTAAAATTAATAGCTGATATCGTTTTCTCAATTGGGTTAACTATGGTATCTATAGTTTTGTTTATTGAAATTTCAAAATATAATAAAAAGGTTTTTTAATGAATATTTTCTTTTTAGATAAAGATGCTAAATTAGCTGCAAAAATGCATTGTGATAAACATGTTGTCAAGATGATTTTGGAAAGTGCTCAATTATTATCTACAGCACATAGAGTTCTTGATGGTAAACAATGGATTGATTCATCTTCTGGTAGAAAAATTAAAAGATGGAAATTAGATGATGATTTTAGAGAATCTGCCTTATATAAGGCTACACATATTAATCATCCATCAGCAGTTTGGGTAAGAGAATCTAAACAACATTACGATTATTTGTTTGATTTATTCTTTCATCTATGTAGAGAATATACATATAGATATGGTAAAATTCATAAGTGTGAAAGTATGTTTTCAGCATTACTTCAATATCCTAAGAATTTAGCTGATAATGGATTCACTGAACCACCACAAGCAATGCCAGAATATTGTAGAATACCAAGAGATTCTGTGCAAGCATATAGAAATTATTACATTAAAGAAAAAACAAGTATGTTAAAATATACAAAAAGAGAAGCTCCAATGTGGATAAATATTCAAAAAGGAAATTAAATGAGTCTGCATAAATTTGTTTTATATAAAGTTTTTTATTGGAAAGATATTCCTTCGGAAATTTCAAAACATTTTGTATTAAATCCTGGGCATTCAATATTATTTAATATTGATACTACTCATAGTTCAGATTTTTCCAAAAATCTTTCAAAATGGTGTATAGAATCAGGTGCTCTTGATATGGAGAAAGTTTTTATTTTTAGAGATTAAAGGAAAGAATTGAAAATTATTAAAGATGCTATTAAATCTTTTATTAAAAAAATTATATTAGAAATACACGATGAGCAAAATTTTAAACCAATTTTTGATAAAATTGTTATACAAGAAAAAATAGCAAATGAGAAGTATGATATTTTTGATATTATGTTAAAATATCCTGTTAAAGAAATTAGTGTTATTATCAGTAATAAAGATAAGGATACCGGTATTGATATTGGTAACACACATAAAACTTTTAAAACACCTTCAGATTTTTTACATTTCTTGAAAACATTTAAAGATGTAGATTATTTATTCTATGGTTTTTGCGTAACTGTTTATTTTGATTTAAACAAAAAAGAAATAAATAAAACATTAATCGTTTTAAATCAATTTGATAATAAAAATTACCGCATTGAAGAAATACACAAATATTTTAAACCAATTATAGATTGGTTTGATGAACATCCAGAATTAATAATTTAAAGGAAATCAATGAAATATTACAAATTGCTTTTAGCTGATAAAGCATATAATGATAGATATCTATCATCAATTGTTTATAGTGAAAAAGAATTGATTAATAGTAATAAGCAAGATATGATAATTAGAGAACATCTTTTTAGATATTCTGATGATATTTTATTAGAAAAGGAATTTTTGCTTGATAGGATACAATCTATAACAATTGAAGGTTATCAAGTTATAGACATAATTAAAAGAGATTTTTAATCTTTTAATTTGTGGGAGCTATATTGGAAAAGGTACCTCCGTATAGTTGCCTAAAATTAAAACGCCGAGATGGCAAAGGAGAACAAGATGTTTTTAACAAATAGAGACCTAGAATGGTTTTTTAGACCAGTTCAGAGTACAGGTAAAGTTGCGAGATATCCGCTAACAAATTTAGGAACAGATAAAGAAGGTGTTCTGTATATTGAAGTTGCTGTTGCTGGCTTTGATAAGGAGAATATTACACTTGAACTAAAAGGTAGTCAGTTACATATTAAAGGTACATTGCCTGAAGTTGCTGAAGAGAATAAAATTGAATATGTACAACAACATATTAGTTCACTTGATTTTGAAAGAATTGTTGTAATGCAAGAAAACTATATTGGTGGTGAAATTAATGCCAATGTAAAAAATGGTATCTTGACAATTACAGTTAAACCTAAAGAGCCGACTAGAAAACTTATCGCTATCAGCGAATAATTAAGAGAGGGTTTTGAACCCTCTTTTATAAAGGAACTTTTTGAAAATTTTTGCTACCTCAGACCAACATTTCTATCATAAAAATATAATCAAATATGCAAATAGACCATTTAAGTTATCCGATGATGGCGTTGTAGATTGTGCTAAAACCATTATTACTAGATATAATGAAATAGTCAATGATAACGACATTGTTCTTTTTCTTGGTGATATTTCAGCTTCTTTGAGAGGACGAAATGATCATTTTGCTAAATTATTAGGATTACTAAAAGGAAGAAAAATTCTTATTAAGGGTAATCATGACCATTTACCTGATAAATTTTATCTTGATGCAGGATTTGATAGTGTTCATAAATACATTAAAATAGATGAATATTTTATTAGTCATTATCCTTGTTATAAATCAAGATGGACCTGCCCGGAAGAAAACGATCATATTGATATATTAAAAGATGAATGTACATTTGTTATACACGGTCACATACATAATAAAAATCCTGATGACTGGGAATCGGATGGAATAGAAAGAATAAATGTTTGTGTTGATTATAGACCAAATAACTTTTACCCAGTTGAATTAAACATACCTAAAATAAACTCATACTTTTCTAACATTTAAACAACTTTTTATCTTTGTTTTGATATAATTTTATAAATAATAACAAAACGAGGATTAAAATGGACTCATCTAAAAACTTCAAAAATTATATACAATCCGTATATGAAGCTTCACAATACCCAATCTACCATAATTCATATAGTTCCGCAATTCAAGCAGCTGAAGATTTTGCTTTAAAAAATAACTATTCAGTTGATAAAGAAGAATGGGCTCAGGATATTGGTCTAGGACCAGTAAAACCAAAAGAAGGCAAAACAAACAAATTCTCAATGTCACTTTATAAAGGTGAGAAAAAAGATAAGAAAAAATTACATATCCAAGTTTATAATAGAGGAACTGCTAGTAACGAATTTGAATTAAATATGTATATTAGTTAAGGAAATAAAATGGGTGGTAATGTATGTGCAGTTAATAAGAAAACTGGTGAACAAACACAAGCACAAAAAATACAAATAAAAGAAATTGGCCGAAAACAATTTATGGATAAATTTGTTGAGATTTTTAAAGTTATGAATAAGCAATTTAAATCAAAATACAAAAAACCAATTTGGGCAGATGAATCATTGCTTGTGAATGGATTTGCATTTAATGGAAGTACATCTTTTATTATGGATCCTTGTTTAACTGATGAAGAAGTGGTTAAATACAAACCTTCTGCTGGTGACCTTGATATTACAGTTCCAGAAGAATTAAAAGAAGATTTATGGACATATCTTGATTCTTTGGAAGGTAAAGAAATAATTAAAGGTGCTACTTATATGGGTAGTAATAAACCTACTATTAGCTCAATTGGTGAACAAATCAATTCTGTTATTATGGTTGATTTTGAAAATGGTACAAGAGCATACGCTCAAGTAGATTTTGAATTTCTTCCATTTGAAAATGATAAACCAACTGAATGGAGTAAATTCAGTCACAGCTCAAGTTTTGCTGATGCAAAAGCCGGTGTTAAAGCAGTTCACCATAAATATCTAATTAGAGCACTTGTCGGTGGAGCTTCAGTAAGAGAAGACATTGTAATTGCTACTGGTTCAAGTACACCTGATAAAATTAAAATAACATCAAGTAAAGCACATGCATTACCAAGAATGTTAAAATTTTCTGTTGGTAGGGGAATTGGTATTGCATACGAACCTATGATTGGCAATGACGGTAAAAACGTAATGCTTGATGGTAAATATGTTTATAAAGAAATTCCTACATCTGAAAGAAAATATGAAACTATTGTAGCTGAAATCTATAAACTTGCATTTAGACAATTGGTTGGGCATGAGTCTGATGTTAAACTTTTTGAATCATTTGTTGGTGTTATTGAACTTTCTAAAAAGTTTTTATCAAAAACAGCTATTGAAAGAACACACGATAGATACATTGAATTGCTTTGGGGTATTAAACCTGAAAGAGGACAAGAACTTGAAGTTGGAAATCCACAATTAGATTTTGAAGTTAAAAATTCTGGTTATCAAAAATTCATTAAAGAACTCGGTCTAAAAGATGAATCTGGTAAATATGTTGATGCATATTATAAAGATTATGGACAACGAGGAAAATTGAGAGAATCATTTAGAGATCTCTTAGTTTCATTAGCAAAAAAATAATTAAGGAAAAATTATGAAATTCAAAACATTTTTAAATGAATACATCACGGGTCAAACTGAAGATAAAATTATTCATGCTCTTGAGGTTAATAAATTTACATGTAAGTCTGATATAGGTGATATGGAAGATTTTATCCTTAATTTAAAGGTTGGAACTAAAATCAACACAAAAGATGCCGAAGAGATAATTGATGATTATTTTAAAAAATTAGAATGTTGATAGGAAATATTATGAAATTTACAAATTTTTTAGATGATTTAAATGAAGCAAAAGAGCAGCTTGATATTTCAATTCAGGCTGCTGACAAGTATTTTACAACTGTTAAGAAAATTGAAGAATTTTTAACATCAGAAGTAGAGATAGAACACAAAACAGATGGTGTGAAATTAACGGTAATCAAAAAAGATAATAATGGTGACATTAACGATTACATATTTGCTTATAAAGGAAACATTCTTTATACTACTGAATTTAATTATCAATCTATTTCAAAAATTAAAAGAGAAAGTATTGGCGCATCACAATTTCAAATGGTATTTGAACATTTTTCTACACTTAAAGATAATTCAATTCCAGTAGGAACTGAGTTGTTTATTGAATTCTTAATGAAAAAACCAACACTTTCTAGCAAATATACAGTTAATCATAAGATGGTATTAATTGGATATTCAAAATGCACGTGGTCGGAAAATTTTGGAAAATTAAAAACAAATCCAGTTGGATTTAATATTGATTTAAGAAGTAAATACGCTAAAGAATTAAAAATAGACGAACCTTTATTATTATTTAAAGGTACATTAGCAAGTCCAATGCAATTTGAAAGAGGCATTAATCATAAAGCGCTTCAATCTGAATATGATAAAGTTAAAACATCAATTAAATGGGATAACTTAGAATTATTATATGCTGACTTAAAACATTTATTTTTAGCTGTTGAAAGTAAATACGGCGGAAAAGAAGAAGGTGTAGTTCTTAAATTTAATGATAAGTTATTAAAATGGCAACAAGTTTACCAATTAGACCAAATTGCTAGAGCTGGGAATAAAGCAGAATTTAAAGAAGAAAACCCATTAGATGAAACTAAATATTGGGATAGCGTAAAATTTGCTGCACTTAAAATTGTTAATTCAATAGAAGTTAAATCTAGAAAACTTGAAGATGTTTTATCTGAACTTGCTGGTATTATGAAAAGATATCCTATTGATTTTACACACAGTAGAAAAACTGAAGCAATGATTAAAGATGATATTCAACTTACTGCTAAAACTCAACTTATTAAGAAAATGAGAGGAAATAATAATGCTCTTATTATTGGTAAATTTAGAATTTTAACAAAAGATGGACATTATAAATTAATTAAAAGAGCTCAAACATTATATGATAATGTTGTTATTTGTTTGGTTACTAGCGGTGATACAAAAGATACAAAAGATTTGAGAGAGAAGATGTTAAGAAAAGTATTTCCTAATGTTGAAATAATCTATAGTACAAATGGCAATTTAGTTCAAGTTATTCAAAAATCTCCTATAAATATTAACATAGTTTATGCAGGTTCAGATAGAGTTAAAAGTTATCAAGAACAATTGAAATATACTTTAGGAACAGAAGTAAGAGAAATGGAAAGATCTGATTCTGATATATCTGCATCAAAGGTTATAGAAAATCTTTGGAACAAGCCATATTTTGAAAAAAATACACCAAAAGAAATTCATTCAATGTATGATGAAATATTAAAGGCATATAATGGGACTATTTAATAAATCGGACATTCCAAAATCTAAATACATTATAGCCATTATAGCTGATATTAATGCTGGTAAAAAGATAAAGATTAAAAATAACAAGTCTGTAACTTTTAAAAAGACCAGCGATATCATTAATCTGGAAAATGTTCAAACAAACCCTAAAAAATATATGGATATACTATATCCAAAACAAGTGCATGCACCAATTTTTTATGATGGCAAATTATTATATAGATTTATAGATATAGATAAATCACAATACTCAGGAATGGGCGGGTCAAGGAATTCATTGGGAAAAAAATTAGCGGATGCAGGTGAACTTGCTACAGTATTATCACTAACAAAAGATATTAAAAGTCCAGATGATACAGGGCAGAACTTATTTGTAGAAAATCCTGATGCATTCTTAACTTGGTTACCAACATTTCAATATACAAAAGTAGCTATCTCAAAGATAGTAAAAGGAAGTATATCTTCATATGATATATTACACGATGCAACTGATAAGTCAGATTTTTCAAAGGTAATATCATCATTTTGTAAAAAAGTTAAAATAGCTAAAGATTCATGGAATCCTGCTGATATTTTTATGATTAAACGCGGACACTTAAAATCTATAACAACTGAATTGGAACATATAGTTAATAACTTTGAAATTTCAGATAACTTAATTACTATATTCAATAATAAAATTTATGAATTTTATTTAGATGAAATTCTTTATCCAATATCACTTAAACAACTAGTAACTGAAAAGGCAACCATAGAATATACTAATGAACCAGGTAAAATACAAATTTCTCATTATAATATTGCTATTCATAACATCAATTGTAATTTAGGACCAGATGGTAAAGAAATAGGATTATTTACATTTAAAAATAATAATACAAATAAACTTATTAATTTACAAGTTAGAGGTTTTCCACATTCTTATGGCACAGCTCAAACTGAAATTACTTCAGATGGTACACCTACTGGCGGTAGACTTGGTAAAATTAGTACATCAATTATAGATAGTATTATGACAGCGTATAACGATGAAAGAATTAAAAGTATATCTTATTTTGGAAAAGCACCGAAATATTTTAGTGAATTTGACGAAAATAAAATTAATGATGTATATGATTGGTACACAACAGTAATTTCAAATAATAATGTAAAAAACCAAAATAAAATAACAAAAATTGAGTTTAAGAATTTAATTCAAGAAGCAAAAGGAAATATTGGGTTAGCTGAAAATTTATGTATGAAAATACAAGGTTTAAAAATGATGTATTTTTTCATAAAAAACGAAAATAAATTATCGGATATTATGAATAAAATGATAAACGGTGCTAAAAAAATAAGCAATGACAACGGATTTTTTATTAAAGTATATTAATAAATAACAATAAAACAGAGGAACACAATGGGTGACTTTAAAAAGTTTATAAAAGAACTAAAAGAAGAAACTACATCTGCTGATATAGCAACAGTAGATACAAAAATAGATTTGGTTAAAAGACCTAAACACCTTGAAAAAGGTAAGAAGTGCAAAAAACATAAAAGATTTAATTGTGCTGAATGTGAACATGAAAAATGGGAAGATTAATATAAAGGAAACACTTGAGAAGATTATTTAAACTTATAAACAATGAAGTTATCTTTGGAGATATTGAAGTTGTAACAACAAAAGAAGGACAATCAGAGATTTTAATTAAAAATCCGTGGACTGCAAAAGCAGGTAATATGATGCCATATATGATGGATATAATGAGTGAGGCAATAGGCGCAGTGCAAATTCATCCAATGAACATTTTATGGTCTTGTCCTCTTGAAGAATTTAAACAAGCCAATGATTTATACATTGAAAAAACCACTGGTCTTGTTTTAGATACTAAACAAAAAATTATAGTATAGTAAATATTTTACTTAATGAAGTATAATTACCATAAACATCTGTTATGGTAATCTGTACTTCGTAATCTCCACTTTCTTCAACTTCTAATGTAGCAACATCATCATAAGGTATCAATACACCTGTGCCCTGAAGTAATACCCACTCAAAACTTAATTCAGAAAATTTATTATCTTCATCATCATATATTAATGATAAATTATTTAATCCTATATTAAAATTAGAACAAACTATATCTACAATATGTGGTGCATATTCTGTATTATCAATTGAGTAAACTACAGTTTCATTTGTTGGGGTATTTTCTTCAACATCCCAGCCCATTATTGATTTTCTATTAAAGTAATTTCCATCTGTTTCATTAATCAATATTTTAAATTCTTTAATTCTATCTATTGATTTAATAGGTGGATACATATTTCCTTGTACTGAAAATGACATAGTTATTAATATAATGTTTGTAGATAATTCTTCATAATCCTCTGATTGTATACTAACATCAAGTAATTTAACCGGTACTCGTGTTGGCTCACTTAAATTTTCAGCATCATAAATGTCTACATTGTATATTGGATTAAATTTCGGTAAAACTTGCTCAACTATCATTGTTGCTTCATTCATACCTCTGCATTGAATATTCAGTTCATATGTAAGTTCATAAGGAACAGAATTATACATAAAATCAAATGAATCTTCTGTTGCGACTAAATTGATTTTCATATTTTTGTTTTTTATTCTACTATCAGCTCTAATTAAAGATGCTAAAGATAATGATGCTCTTGGTAGAACATTATAATTTCCAGTAAGAAGTTGTTCAGTTGTATATTCGTCAAAAATTGTTGCTTTTTCTCTAACAGAATATTTTATAGGAATACTTCTACTTATTACATTACCATTACTGTCAGTTGTTTGAACTTCAAAATTATTGAATAAGTCAAGTAAAGCTGCGGTATATTTTTTAATAGTTCCGTGGTGAAACATTATAAACCTCTTTTATTACTATTTATATTCAAAAATTGCAGAAATTATGATAAAAATTAATTCGTTTAATCAAACTTTAAACTTAGTTTTGATATAATAAAATATCTAAATAACAAAAGCGAGGTTACCATGAAAACAAATTTGAATATCCAAAATGACGAAATGACAAGAAAAGAAAGATCAGAAATTTACAAAATTGAAAAAGAAAAAGCAAGAAAAAAACAAATTCTTCAAGATCCTGAAAGCAAAAAACAATTAATGGATTTTCTATTTGGTAAATCTGATGAAAATCCATTGGCTAAAAATTAATAAATATTTTTTTATAATTTTAGAAAAGGATTGAAATGAAAAAAGCTATATTAGGACATGTATTAACACACATTGATTATTTAATAAAAAAATATGAAGAGTCTGCGTTAGCAGCAAAATCAGTTGACGTATATAGTACATCAAAACATATTGTTTTTGATTTACAGCAAATTAAAGAAAATATTAAAAAAGAATTTGAAGAGAAGGAATCTGTATGATTAAAAAACTTACTGAACGAGAACATATTATTTCAAGACCATCTATGTATATTGGTGCTGTTGATTTAACAAAAACAAATGAATACATTTTTGAAGATGATAAAATCCAATATAAAGAAGTTCAGTATGTACCTGGATTAATCAAAATCATTAATGAAATTATAGATAATTCTGTTGATGTTGCTATTAAAACTGATTTTAAATCAAGTAACGAAATTGAAGTTAAAATTGATGATAAGTCTGTATTTGTAAAAGATAATGGAACAGGTATTCCAATTATGAAAAATTCAGATGGTCATTATTTGCCTGAACTTTGTTGGAATCATGCTCGTGCAGGTAGTAACTTTGATGACGATAAAAATCGTACACAAATTGGTATGAATGGTGTAGGTTCATATGCTACTGCTTGTTTTTCTAAAAAATTTACTGGTCATACTGATGATGGAAAAAATTCATATAAAATTGTAATCAAAGATAATGCATCAAATTTTACCGAAGAAGTTAAATCAACAAAACTACAAGGAACATCTGTAACATTTGAACCGGATTTGGAAAAATTTGGATTATCTAATATTGATGAAACACATCAAAATATTATTAAACAAAGATTAATTAATTTAAGTATGTCTTTTCCTTTAATTACATTTAAGTTTAATGGTAAAAAAATCAATGTTAATTCATTTAAAAAATATGTAAGTCTTTTTAATGAATCTTCGGAAATTTATGAAACAGAAGATTATCGTTTTGCTATTCTTCCAAATGATGAAGATGACTTTAGACAATTCTCATATGTTAATGGATTGAAAATTCCTGATGGTGGAACACATATTGATATTATATCAAATAATATAGTTACTCGTCTTCGTGATAAATTACTTAAAAAGTACAAAACTATTAAACCAGGTGATATTAAGAATAAGCTTATGATAGTTGCTTTTCTTAAGAATGTTAAGAACACAAAATTTAATTCACAATCTAAAGAAAAGATTACAAATGGTGCAGCTGAAATTAATGAATACTTTGGTGAAATTCCTTATGATAATATCGTTAATAAAATCTTTAAAAATTCAGCAATTATAGATCCGATTACAGAAGTATACAGAATTAAAGAAGAATTTAAAAAACGCCAAGAATTAAAAGATTTAAATAAAACAGTTAAGAAAATTAAATCAGACAAATATCTTCCAAGTATTGGTGTAAAAAAATATCTATTGTTAGTTGAAGGAGAATCAGCATTAGGTGGTTTGTCTCCAGTTTTAGGTAGAAAAGAATGTGGTTATTACACTTTAAAAGGTAAGCCACTAAATGCCTATTCAGCACCACAAAGTAAGTTTACACAAAACACTGAACTTTCTGAATTATATAAAATTATTCAAAATGAAGGTTACCAATATGTAATTTATGCTACGGACCAAGATCTTGACGGTTACCATATTAGAGGTCTTTTAACAGGATTTTTTATTAAGTATCTTCCTGAATTAAAAGGTAAAATCGGAATGTTGAATACACCAGTTATTGGCGTTAAGAAAAACAATAAACTAGTGAATTGGTTTTATTCATTGAATGACGAAGTTAAATTAAAATCTGGTGAAACATCAAAGTACTTTAAAGGCCTCGGGTCGTGGAAAGAAGCAGATTTGAAATATATTGTAGAACAAGATGGACTTCAAAAAATGATTAATCTTTTTGAATGGGATAATGACGAAATAATTGATGATTGGTTATCTGATAGTAAATCTGACAAGAGAAAAGAATATATTCAAGCAAATGAATTTAGTATCGCAAAACTTTAAAGGAATATAAATGGAATTTTTATCAATATGTATTTTATCAGGTGTATCAGTTTTTGTTGGTTATTATATTCATCAAAGAAAAGTATGTGATAAATTACAAGAAAGAGAAGAATTGTTTAAAATTGTTAAAGACAATGAAAAAGAGATAAAGTGTAAATCTGATAAACTTGATGAATGTTCTTCCATTATCAAAAATTTAAAACAACAAAACCAGGCATTAAGGAATAAAATGGGATATTTTGAACAGCCAATTAGATCAGCAATGAAAGATAAAAAGGTCTATAAAAATAAAAGAGAAGCATATGATGATTATGTTTCTCGTGGTGGATCTGATGATTTTAATACATTCTTAACTTGGTTTATTGTTTTTGCTGTATTAACTGATGATACATCAAATAACTTAAGTTCACATAATTCAGATAATTCTGATAACTCATATAGAACAGATAATTATTATGACTCAAGTTCAAGTTCTTATGATAGTTCATCAAGTTCAAGTTCTTATGATAGTTCATCAAGTTCAAGTTCTTATGATAGTTCATCAAGTTCAAGTTCTTATGATAGTTCATCAAGTTCAAG